TCGTCTTGATCGACGTGATCTTGGGCGGCTCCATCTGGTAGCTCGGAATCATCTGGTACACCGGCCCCGCCTGGTTCGGCAGCGGCCAAATCCTGAATCCCTGGCTGGTCCCGCTCACCACCGTCCACACGCAGCCGCCATCATTCACTGTGACGCCCTCGGCGGCGTTTACCGCCGCCGCCGGAGCGGTCAATCCCGTCGTGCCGAAGCCCGTCAGGATCAAGTAATTCCCGTTGGCATCGATAAAGTTCATGATCGGGTTCGGCGCCACCGCTCCAATCGTGATCAGCGGCGAATACGTCACACCCGGCCCCGGCCACGTCCCGTAGCTCAGGTCGCTGTTGTACATCCAGCAGATCGCCGTCGGACCGCCCAGCACGCCGCCAAACTGCGCGCTCACCCGGCTCAGTTGCCGCTTCCACTTGGGAGTGCTCGGCACATTCACCGGCTTGGGAATCATCGTGTTGTTGATGTCGATCTTGTCGCAGTCGTCGCCCCAGCCGATTGGCCCGGCAGCCTGCGCCGGTTGCGGATAGTCCTGCTGAAATGTGTTGGTCAGGAAGGGCGCGGCAAAGGCGCGGTTGAACTTCCAGTTGAAGCGCTCCGCAATCAGATCGGCCATGGTGTCGTTCGCCAGGCCGAGAATCAGATCGAGGTTGAAGCCAGAGGGCGCATTGCGTGGGTCGTAGATTCCACGGGCTGCTTGCTCGTCTAAAATTGTCTCGACCGTGAGGCTAGAATTTCCCATGGTGGTAGAATATCCTCAATCGCCAACCTCTTCAACAGCCTCGCAACACATCCCGCCGGTAGTCTTCCTTCAGCAAACCAAAACATCCTCATCCCGGTTGGCAAAAAAGCCGGAGGAATCCGGCTGGAATAAAAAGTGGAATAATTTGTGTCCACTTTTACAAATTGCGGGCAACGTGCAGTGCATGATCTGGGGATCGGAAACTGCACGTTGCCACTCGCGTGATCGGCTGGGATGGAAGCCTTTCTCGCGTCTTGTGCGCCTTCCTGGATTACTGGAAGGCTACTTTGATGCTCGAAAGCACCGGCGTGGGCGGAGGAACGACGGGAATAGCGACCGTCACCGCTTCCGTATCGGTCAAAGACAGCCCTTCAGCCGTGGTCAGCGTCGCGGTGATGTTTGCCACGCCATTGGCGACGGCGGTCGTCAGGCCGGTTGCTGGGTCGAAAGTCACAATGGCGCTGGCCGTGTCGTCGGAACTCAACGTAGCGGCCGGCATGGCGCCTGTGAACGGTTGGCCGAACTGGTCATAGCCCAGAACTGAGGCTGTGACCTGCTGGCCGGCGGATGTGAGGGTAACTGGTCCTGCTGTTGCCATGGAAACTCCTTGAAACTTGATTTTGATGCTGGTGAGGGTTGCCGGTTCTTCTTCCTTGACGAGCTTGCGGAGCAGCCGAACCATTTCTTTCAGCAGCCCGTTATTCTGGATTTCAATTTCTTCGTGCCGCATGACTCCTCCGCAAATGTTCAAATTATACTGCCGTCCGCCATTCTTCTGGCGGTCAAAAGACTACATCCACGCTTAGGCCACAACCTCGATAGTTGCCAGCCGCAACTGCGCGCTGGTCACCGTCGAACTGGCCGCGATTGTCACCAGCAGGGTCAGCGCCGTGGTCAGGTTTACCGCGCTCGAAACCGCCACGTTGGTGTCCGTGTAGGCGGCTATAGCCGCTGCGGCTACAGCCGTAAGTCCTGCGGAAACCATGCCGTGCGACTCGATTGTTCCCGCGGCTCCCGTTGAGGCTACAGCCATCTCAAACGAGATCTGGAACGGAATATTGGTTCCGCTGCCCGCCGTGTTGGCGGTGGTAATCGAGGCCAGCGTCACGCCTCCCAGCGTCAAAGCGAAAGTCAGGTTTGGCGTTCCGGCTGGCGTGGTAAAGATGCCGTATACAGTGATCAGCAAAGTTCTCCCCGCACGATTCAGGAATCCCGCGTTCAGAGCTTTGCTGATCAGGTTCTGTGCGGTGGTGATGGCCGTCAAAGCTGTCTGCGCATTGATGACGGTCAAGGCTGTCTGCAATGCCGACTCCTGGGCCGCCGAGCCCACGGTGCTCACCACATTGTTCTGCTGGTCGAAGCTGAATCCGTTCGGTGCCGCCGCACCGTTGACTCCAGTGGCGTTCAGCGGTCCCTTGGTAATCGTCGCAAATGGCATTGTGTCTCCTCGCTTTTCTGTTCCCTGTTCCCTATTCCCTGTTCCCTATTCCCTGCTTTACCGCATCGCCGGAATCACAGGGCTTCCATCCTCGTCGGTGAAGTCCCACGCCGGCCCCACCATCGGCGGCAGGCCGGTGCCCAGCGCATCCTCTTTCAGCTCGTTGTGCCGCTCCAGATCGTCCTGGTACTGCTGCACGCGCGCTCGCACTTCACTGGCTGTCTCCAGCCGCCGCACGCCGTCCACCTTCACTTCCTGCGGCTTGCTGCTCTTGAGGCCGGGATGCGGCGTCAGGTTCTTCATCCCGCACCATACGCACTGGATCAGCCACATCCAACTGAAGCCGATCCGGCTGGCGCTCAGGCAGCTTCCGCCCACGCCCTTGCCCATCACGTTGCCCGGCTGCACGCCCGCCTGGTGCTTGCACTTCTTCTCGCGCGCCGCCTGCTGGTCAATGACAGCCTTGGCTTGCATCTGCGCCTGCTCGCGCTTGCGCTGCCGGTCCTCTTCGGTGTCCGTGTAAACTGCGGATTCCTTCTTGGTCCGGTCCAGCGTCAGCAGCTCGCGCTCGAGCTGCGCGTCCAGCAGCAGCGCCTGTTTCTCTTCGATGGTCAGTTTCTTAGGGTCAGCCATGGTTCGCTCCAATTTTTCTGGACGCCCTCCGCGCTCTCAGCGTCCAGTCTTTCATCAGTGGCGGAATCAGGAAAAGCGGCAACGCGATTTGCCAATGTTGCGTTCGGTAGCGCGTACCGTACAGGTCCAGCTTGCTATGGCATAGGCTGGAAGTCCGTGCCCGCCTGTCCTTCGCTGTTTTGAAGGGGACGGCTAAGGCATGCTCTCTATCCTCGCGTTGTCTTCCCGACTCCTGTTTGAGATTCCTTTACGTGGTTTGAGGAACAGCAATTGCAATCCTAGCGCGGCTGGTGTTATCCGGGCTCGGTCCAATGCCGCTGATCATGTTGTAGCTGGTCCCGGCCGCAATCACGCCCGCTCCGTCGTAGGCGCTGCGCGCGTACTCGCCGGCCCACAGGTCCAGGTTTTTCCAGTTCACTCCGGGGTTGGTGTGCCGCGCAGATTCCAGAGTCACCCGCACCATCGCGTCTTCACCGGCCAGGTAGGTCGAGTAGCCGGTTAAGCCGCTGCTCTGCCAGTTGGTCGTTGCGGTGCAGTTGGTGCTCGGGAACCAGTCGCCGCCAAAGAGCCGCAGAATGCCGACGCTCTTTTCGCCCTCGTCCTCGTCGGTCAGCTCCTCCAGCTTGGTCTGGCCCTCGCCGGTGTGCTTCAGCATGTCCACGATGCTGTTGTTGGTATTGTCCAGCGCCGTCATGTCGCCGATGAACGCGGGCAGAATCTTGCCGATAAACCGCCCCCCCGCTGGCATCGGCAGCACCTTGGCCTGGAAGAGGCTGGCGGGCATCTGCTCGATGATCTGCTTGGTGAAGGCATAGAGCGGCCCCACGGTCGAATCCTGATTCGTGGTGTTCGCGTCCAGCGTCCGCAGATAGTCGAAGTTCGTCATGATCAGGTCGTCGTAGGTTTGCCCCAGCACATAGGCCAGCATCTTCCGGTAGTTCATGAGGTCATCGCTGATCGATGTCATGAATGTGAAATCCGAGAAGTTGATATAGTTAGCCCACTGCCCCAGCTGGATGTCGCGGAAGTTGCAGGAGACGGTCAGCGGGCTGCCGATCGTTCCCTGCGTCTGCTGCGGCATACTCGCGCCCAGCACTGCCAGCATGAAGTTGCGGAAGGTCATGCCCGACTTCGCCGGCTGCGTCATATGCGTGCACATCCGGTACATGAACAGGTTGGCCGCCAGCCACTTCATAAAGGCTTTGTTGTAGTGAACCGTCAGCGAAGCCTGCGGCATATTGCCGGTCTGCTGGCTGGCTGGGCTGGCGCCGTCGCAGAATACGGAGCAATGCGCAGCCTGGGCAGCCATTTGAAACATCAAATGCCCTGTCACCGCGATAGCTCCGGCGGCGGCTGCAATGATCTGCATCACGGTCGTGAGCGCCCACGCCAGAGCGTGGGAAATCTTGTACTGCGTTTGCTCCTTCATGGTTCATCTCCCGCTCAGGCTGTGGCCTGCGCTCCGGAGTACCAATAGTCGCACGCCTCCACATACTCTTTGTGGCGCGGATGCCCCGGCTGATTCAGCGCCGCGGTCTCCTTGGTCGTGAGCTTACTGATCTCCTCAAGGCTGTATTTCGGCTTCCATTGTGGCTGCTGCGGTGCGCCCAGCCGATTGCTTCTGTGGCTGCTCGCGCTCACAACGCCGTTTCTTGGCCTCGCCGGTACAACTTCCAGGCTTCCGCCTGGCTGCGCTGTTGAGGGTTGATGGGTTTCGTTCGCCGGTTCCCTGGGCGTAACGTCGCTCTCCGTCAGGAGGTCGCCGCGTCCTTCAAGGTATCGGTAGGTATTGTCGAGCACTTCCAGCGTAATCCGCGCAATATCGTTGCCCACCGACAGCAGCGCCGATGTGATCAACAAGTTGCGGTTGAGCTGGTGCCCGTAAAATTCAGGATGCTGCGTGCTCCACTGCCGGCAGATCGCCAGGTAGCTTTCCTGCGCATCGGTGCGCTTGGCCCGCTCACTCTCCGCCAGCCGATAGGCCGCGTCCGCGCTCTTGGCCGGGTTCTGCAAATCTTGCGTCAGCCGCATGGTCTCGTCAGGACTCAAGATCGCCGGGTTCGGCTGACTGGGAGGGGGAGGCGCAGCACCCCTCCCATTATTCCCCTGTGCCCCGCCGTGCCCGTTTCCATTGCCATTGCCGCGCACCTGGCTCAGCGTCGATTGCGCCGTCATCATGGTGCGCTCGATCTTGCTGAAGATTTCTGCCTCGGTGCGCCCATACACTCGGATCGGCGTTGAACCGTCCTCCGGGTCCACCACCCGGCACAGTCGCCCGTCGGTGATTGGCGTCCCATCCGTCTTCGTCGTTGTCCAATAAGCCTGCATCAGTTTATTCCTGTTCCTTGAGCTTTCTTATTTCCCCATCCACCGCCGCCTGGTCCAGCCTCATCTGCTCCTGAAACATCGCCAGATTCGCCCATCCCAGCGCAATTTCCCGTTCTCGCGCCAGAGGGTTGCTCTTCGAAGCGATAATACTCGCCTGCTCCATCCGATGTAAAGTCCTTGTTCGCAGCCGCTTCAGCACCCGCCAGCCCGGCTCCATCGTCAGCCGCGCCAGATCCTCGCGCTCGGCGTCCGTCAGCGGCCGGTCCACATTGTCCGGACTCCACGCCTCGGCAGTCTCCGCCGCCGCTGGCTCGTCCATCACCCCGGCCCTGATCCGCCGCAACTCCTCGTTCAGCGGCACCCCGTTTTGGAAGTCCTCAAGACGCGGCATCAGTGGCCTCGTTCCCGATGTAAAGAAAGTCATCGGTTCGCGTAAGCGAAATAATGTCTTCTTTAGTTGCATTCCAGTCTGGTTTTTGCTCGCGTATGATCCCCATCGCCAAATCTATCGCGGCGTCAAATGAATTAGCTCCGATGATAGCTGTCCCGCTCGAAATTCTTCCCCATTTCAAATGCCAAATCCTAATTTCCTTCATCCCCGATCCCCCTATCCATTCATCCCCGGCACGCCCTGCTCCAGCTCGTGCTCGTCCGTCTTCCGTTCCAGCAACCCCTCGGCCCGCTCCAGCGGCACGCTGCCCGCCGCGTGTTCCGCCGCGATGGTCGCCAACTTGGTGGTCATGTCCACTTGGCCCTTCGCCTGGGTCTCCTGCAACTTGTTCTGCCCGCGCACCTGCTCCACCGCGAGCTGCCCCTGCACCTTCTGCGCGCCGGGATTGTTCTGCTTGAACATCACCCGCTCCTTCGGCGTCATCGCGCGGAAGATGTTATCGATATTGCCGTCCAGCTCGCTCATGCGGATCAGGATTCCAAACAGCGCCTGATAGTCCAGCACCATGCCGATCTGGTTATAGAAGTTCTGAATCTGCGGCTGCTGCAAGATTTGCAGAATGAACGGAATCAACTGCTGGATCGCCTGCTTGGCCATCATCCGCTGCCCGGCCAGCACGTCCACCGTAAACTCCGCATTCAAAAACGCGTCAAAGTCGATGCTCTTGATGATCGCGTCGCTGTACTTCTTCCGCAGAATCTGCCGGATCTCCTCCAGCGGCATCTTCAACCGCACCATGTCGATCAGGAAATACACCCAGCGCTCCAGCGCCCAACTCTCGTACAGCACCGGCTTGGCCACGCTCTCGTCCGCCTTGCCGCCAACTCGGTTCACGCCCGTCGCCGTCCGCATGGCACTGCTGCCCGGTTTGCCCAGATTCCCCTGCACCGTCGTCGAGTTCGCGCCCACCAGATCCTCGCCGCCGTGCAGCGCCATGTCCATCAGCTTCCACGCCTCGGCAGGAATCTGCGGCTTCTCCAGATACGTCGCCGCCTTCCGAACATCACCATCCGGCCCCGGATCAACCTGCATGAAGGTTCCCAGCCCGGCCACAATGTTCTGCGTCGGCGGATTCTCCCCCCTCCTGATCAGCAGCGGCGTATTGAACCACATCCCAATCATCTTCAACACTTCGTTCAGTACGCCGGTTTCCATGCGCTGATCGTCCATGTTGAGCTTGCCGATGCCCATCCCGTAGCCCGAGTTCGGCACGTTCCACCAGTTGAAGGTGTAGTGCAGCGCATGATCGCCCATGTCGTGCTCATCGTTGCGGATGGTCAGCTTGCGCCCGTCGTAGCATAGAATCGCCTGTGCCCGCTCGCCGGTCCACATGGTCAGCAGCATCAGCTTCGTCTCAAAGGGATTCACACCGCGATTCTTCCACTCGCCCGCCGCGTGCATCGCCAGGCTGCTCTGGCTGTCCGCCAACCCTTCAGCCACAGTCGAGGGCGCCGCCGTTCCCGTCATGGGATTCTGGATGAAATAGTTGATCAGCGTCTCGTCGTCGGGAATCTGCTTGTAGCAGTCCAGCGCCCGCAACTGCTGCAAGTCCTGGAAATCCACGAAATCGCAGTCGATCACATAGCTCGCACTCTCTTCGGGAGCGTTTGGCGTAGACCAGTTCTCGTCGAAGAAAGTAAATCCCAATCGCCGAAAGTTCAAAAAGGGCCAGCATTCCTTCACTTCCTCTTTCTCTATTTTGAAGTCGTCGCTCTGCTCGGTCGCAATGCTCTGCTCGCCGCCGATCGGCAGTGTCGCCGTGGGTTCTGGCGTCTTCCGCTTGCGCCGTTTCTTGACGACTGTGCGTTCTTCCCATCCCGCCTGCAAGATGCCGGTCCCAAACAGCCGCGACTGCTCGCCCGCCAGCCCAAAGTTGTACTCCGTCTTAGCGCGCTTCATCAGCGTCCACAGCAACTGAGTCCACGCCTCCATCAGCAGTTCGCTGGTGCCGCCCTCCGGTTGCAGCGCAAAGGGCTTCTGGTTCCCCCAGATACCGCGATGGACTTGATTGTCCATCGTCATCGTGTTTTTTGCGATGATGTAGCGGGCAATCCGAACCGGCCGCCCGTCCGCCGGACGCATCCAGCGGTCATTGTTCTGGTTCTGGTAGTAGTAGTCCACCGCCTGCCAGTCCAGCAGCCAGGAGCTCTGTTCCAGGTAGGTCTTCGAGTTCTGGTAGTTCCTCCACACCAGCTCCGCCACAGCGTCGTCGCTGAAGACCGGCTCCGCTTTGCCGTCTTCCGAGACTTCCACATCCTCGCGCCGGATCTCGCCGATCTCCCGCTGTCCCACCGGCATCAGCGCATCCGCGCCCGATCCCGCCGCGCCGCCAGTATCCGCGCCAATCACCGTGCCGTTGTTCTGTGCCGCGTAGGTGCTAGCCATTGCTCATCCCCGGTTCGATCTCGATATGACGGCCATTGAACTTAACCCAGATCGGAACCAATCCTTGATCTTTGAATCGTCCCGGTTTGCGATAT